GACCAGCCGAAGCTGTAACGCTCGCGTGACTTGTAACGCACGTTGCCCGTATCAAAATCACCGTCCATCGACTGTGACAATGGTGTACGAACGAAGTGCTTCATGCCGTTAGGCACATCAGTTGTCAAGAACCAAGCATTGGTGTCGGTCAGGAAGTTGTTAACTGTGTAACCTTCCGAAATCGAACCGTTGTTCTTGATTGCGTTGATGTCGTTGTCAGCCGTACCAACACGCAATTCTGTTTCGAGCAAACGAGTTGCAACGAACTGAAGTGCAGGAGGAATGACCAACTTCTTAGGCTTAGCAGCGATCAACAGACCACGTTCATCAGTCCAAGCAGCGATTTGAATAACTGCGTTTTCCAACGAAGTTTCGTTCAAGTCTGCAGGGGTTCCGGGAATGTTGCTGTTAACGCCACCGCCAACCAATGGGTGTGATGCGCTAAACAGTGCAACTCCATCACCGCCTGTGTAGGACGATGAGAAGCCGTTGTTCAGAACAGCAGCAGCCTTGACTTGCTTGGTGTAAGCCATTGCGCGGGCGAGAGCCTTTGTATAACGAGCCGACAAACTGTCGTACAAGTTATCTTCAATTGCCTCTTCCGTGAGCGAAAAGCCCAAAGCGATGGTTTCATGGTTGTATCGAGCAGTCCAAGCTTCCTGAGCGTTGTCGTATGCAATTGCAGAACCTTCGTTCTTAACAGGTGCAGCCGAAAAGCCAGAGAGTTTGGTTTCTTCTTCGAACGAACGCTCAGAGGTCTCTGTTTCATAGATCTCTTTGTGTTGCTCACCATAACGTGCGTACTCCAAACCGAACAATGCGTTCAGGCCGGGGAGCAGCTCTTTCAATAGTTGTGCGCGTGAAATAGCCATGATTTAGCTCCTTATACGCCGATGGCGGTGTAATAAGCATGCATACCAAAGTTGAACTTTACGATCACTTCAGGATACAGCGTGTTGCCGCCAGAAATATAAGCGGTATCAGGTACAACGTCAACAATGCGAATTGTCAATGTGTCAGTTGTAGCGGTTGAATCAAGCAAAGCAATTTGTGAGTTACCAGCAGCAGTGATTGCAGTGTTGTTAACGATTGTTGCGTTATTGCCAACAGCCGTAAACTGAACGCCGGTCACAACTGTTGTGCCAGAAACTACAGCAACTTGAAACAGTGTGTCTGGATCATCACAAACATAAGCTGTGATAAAGCCTTGTGTCACTGTTGTGCCACCAACAAAGTTCTGTTGGAATTGCAGTTGACCAGTGCTTGGGTTGATGAATTCACAACCAAGAAACACGCCAGCGAAGCCGCCAGTAGGTTTAGCAGTTGTAGCTGCGGAACGCTCGACAGTACCGTCGGATGCGCGGATCAAGAGATCACCAAAACCAATCGAAGTTGCATACGCACTAGCAATACGCATTTTACGAGTGGAACCGGCGAATACCTGACCACCAATCAGATTGATTGGCTTAAAGCCATAAGGCTTGTCAATAGTGGGGTAAGCCATGTTTAACTCCAAAAATTAAATTTAAGAACCTTTACCAAAACTTGTCACAGACTTACTCTCTTTAAAGAGCGGCATCCGCGCATCGCTTTGGCGCATTAAGTGATTGTCTACAGCATCCGTTTGAGCTTGCGTTTGGTTTGCATAATGTTGATTACGCTGTCCAACAAACTCTTCAGGAGTCTTGCAAAGCAATAACCCGCCGATCTCAATGCTGTCTTTAAAACGGCTATTGGGATCAACTAGCAGTTGAAATTGTGGTTGCTCATCAATACTAACAGGCTCCCATCCCTCTCTGAGTTTGGCAGAAAGATTGCGTGGGTCAGCTTGACCATTAGTAGAAATTCGTATCCAACGATATGCAAAACCAGACTGTTTATCTGGCTCAGGGAGAAGTTCTGCAGGCGACCACTGCTGGGGGCGCTTGGTTAGTTCACGGGTTTGCATTTCGCGAGGAATCTTGTTTTCAGCCATTTTAGTTCTCCAGTTTTAAAACTTCACGTACATATTGTTCCGGTGTAATACCAAGTTTTTTGATGGTATTAACTTGCGAGGTGCTAAGACGAATCTTTTTTGAAGATGTCGATCTTGTCGCTGGCGCAACAACTGTCGGACTTTTTCGCGGAGCTGCCTCCGACTCTGGACCTCCAAAATTTTCTGAAAATCTTCTCCGCATTGTCTTGTCCAACACGGAGTAATACTCATCAGATCCAACCGAAACTCCAGTGCGCTTAAGTTTTTCGTGCAAACCTAATGCTGCAGCCGTCATTTCTTCATCTTGACCAAACCAAGGATTGCGCTCTTGCCACGCCATCGCTTTTTGATCAGGACGTTGAGTCTGTTGTTGAGGTTGTACTTCAAACTTTTCCTCTTGTAAAGGGGGCATTTTGAAGTTATTTACACGGTCCATTTGGACTGTGGTCTTGGTAATAAGCTCTTGAGCATCCAAAAGCTTGTCTGTATCACCAGAATCATAGGCTTCGCGGTACGCTTTTTTCGCCATTTCTAG